ATATTCCGCCTCGTCCAGTTCTTACGACGGGAATTAGAAACGCACAAAAAGCAATTGCTGAAGAGTTTAAAAAGGCTGCAATCGGAGCACTCTCGAAGGGCTCGTCTGCTCTCGAAACCTATTACGAGAGAGCGGGAACCATTGCTAGTAACTCCTGCAAAAAAGTCATCAACGATCAAGAAGGGCTCAAAGCACCGTCGAAAGCGACACTAGAATCTCGCAAGTATCTGACGGCCACAGGATTCAAGGGAAAAAAAGCTCTCTTGGTGACTGCCCAACTTAGAAACGCAATAACCTATGTGGTGCAAACTGTATGGGGAACATAGACGTTTCTGAATTACTCGTTGATCCCGATTTGGTTCAGCCGCTCACGCTGATTAAGCGTACTGCGTGCCGAGACAATTTTGGTCAAAATCAAATTCAAGAAGTAGGCGTTCCGATCGTTGGCTCAGTTCAACCGATCAGCGGAAAAACTCTTCAGCGTCTACCCGAAGCAATGAGAGTCGCCAATGTTCAAAGCTTTTGGGTGAGACACTCATTGGTGTCAGATAGCTGCAACAAGTACCCTGATATCATCGTGAAGAAAGGCAAACGCTTCACGGTACAACTCGTTTTTGATTGGAGTGATTGGGGTGCGGGCTGGACCGAAGGAACTTGTGTTGCAGAAAGGCCAGCCGGATGAGTAATACAAGCGCAAGCGGCGGCTACTTACTTCCGCAACAGCAAGCATCACCATTTGGCAATCTCACGTTTGAACAGTTTCTTCAGACGGTACTTGTCGGCATTTCAGGACTCCCTGGTGATCTCGTCATTCCGCGCTGGCAGACGGACGAACCTACTCAGCCTGACATTCACGTCAACTGGCTTTCGTTTGCTCTCACTGAAGATGATTCAGACACCAACGCTTATGTGGGCATCGATAGCAACGGCAATAACCAGTTCATGAGAATGGAAGCGTTGACTCTTCAAACCACTTTCTACGGGCCACAAAGTCTTGAGTACGCAAAAGCTTTGCGAGACGGATTTCAAATCAAACAGAATTTAGAAGCGCTCGGAAAAGCAAACATGGGTTTTGTGAACACGTCCCGCATGACTCGTGTGCCTGATCTTGTCAACGAGCGCTGGGTTGATCGTTGGGAGATGAGCGTTTACTTGAGACGAGAAATTTTACGCGTTTATCCGATTCTTACTTTCTTAAGTGGATCGGGCTCGCTCATTGCCAATGTGAGCAGCGGAACTAAAACAGTAGAAATCGCCATTGAGGCACAGGAAGGTTAATCATGGGAAAAATAGTTGCACTTGTCATTTTAGTTTTAGCGATGCTCTCAGCGCAAACCGCTTTCACCAATGCGGTGCCTGTGGGCCAGGTCGTTTATCCTTCAGTCGTTATCCCATCACCTAGCCCGACAAGTGCAGCGATGCCGACCAACGGGATGAGTCTTGTCGGCTGTATGATGCCAGCAACAGTCACCAGTACAGCGATGACTTTTCAAGTGGCAACGAGTCTAACCGGCACCTATGAGCCGCTTTACAATTCCAGTGGACAAGTGAGCTACACGATCGCAAGCGGACATTACGTTGCGATCAACCCCGCCGATTGGAGCGGTGTTCAGTTTTATAAAATAGTTTTTGGTTCATCCGAAGCCGCCGCAAGAACACTTGTGTGCTCAATGAAAGGAATCTAAATCATGCTAGATATTTCGAGATTAATTAGCGTTCAGACCATCATCACTCAAGGCGGCGCTTTAGGTCGTCTCTTCAATCAAGCTCTTGCGATCGGTGACTCAAACGTCATCAGCGGGCTTCAGCGTATCAGGAACTATTCGAGCTTGGCTGAAGTCGCTGCCGACTTTGGAACCACGGCACCTGAATACTTGGCCGCATCGATTTACTTCCAGCAAAAGCCAACACCCACGAGCTTTGCTTGCGGACGTTGGTTGAGAACCGCAACCGCCGCACTTCTTGACGGTGCGATCTTGAGCTTGTCTCAGCAAGCAATCACCTTGTTTCAACAAATCACGAACGGTGGTTTTGATATCAACGTGGATGGCACTGCTAAGACTCTCACGGCTCTGAACTTCTCGGCGCTCACGAATCTCAACGCTGTTGCGAGCGCGATTCAAACCGCTTTTTCTGGCGCTGCAACTTGCGTTTGGAATGGCTTTCAATTCGTGATCACGAGCGCCACTACTGGTGCGGGTGTTGAAGCGACCGGAACTATCCTGTTTACTGGTGTTGGAACCGCTGCCGACACTCTTACTGTCAACGGGACTTCGATTGAACTTGTGGCATCAGGCGCTACCGGAAATCAGGTTTTGATCGGCAGTACCGCCGCGATCACGGCTGCAAACATGTGGGCTTTCTTGATCAACTCCACTGACTCCAATATCATCAAAGCGACCTACACCCTTTCCGGTGCAACGATCACGGCTACTTACTATGAAGTAGGAACGGCTGGTAACTCCTTCAGCCTTGCCAAATCTTCGACGGCAATTACGCTTTCCGCCGCTGATCTCGCTGGCGGAACCAATGCTTCAAGCGTGAGCTACGCAACGTCACCAAGCGCAAGCTATCAGGACGTATCGCTTCTCTTGGGTTTGACGGCAGCGGTAGCACTCCCACTGGTGCCAGGATACGCGGCGGAGACACCGCTTGCGGCTGTTGTCGCTTGCGATGCTGCTTCACTCAACTGGTACGGGATGGGTTTTGCGGCATCCGTCATGCCTGTGGATGCGGACTATCTCTCGATTGGGGCTTTCATCGAAGCTGATGCGATCACTCGCATGTTTGGTGTGACGACGGCTGAAACCGGCGTTCTCACCACTCTAGTCAGTAACGATATTGCAAGCGAGATGAAAGCTCTTAACTACCAGCAAAGTTTTGTGCAGTATTCGAGCACTAATCCTTACGCTGCTTTCTCTGTCTTCGGAAATCTTCTCACGACGAATCTTTCTGGTAGCAACACGTTTAAGACGATGATGTACCAGCAAGCCATCGGCATTGTGGCTGAAGAACTTGATGACAGTGAAGCCGATGCACTCGAAGCAAAACGCTGTAACGTGTTTGTCGCCTACGACAACAACACGAGCATCTTGCAATACGGAACGATGGCGGGTCCAGTTTTCATCGACGAAACTTACGGAACCAACGCCCTCGCAAACGGTGTGCAAGTCGCTTACTACAACGTGCTTTACACGGCTGGAACCAAAGTACCGCAAACGGATGCTGGCGATCAGGAATTCACCACTGCTATTTCGCAAGTTTGTCAGCAATACGTCACCAATGGGTTTTTGGCACCAGGGACGTGGAACGCTCAAGGGTTCGGACAACTTCAAGAAGGCCAATACTTGAAGCTTGGTTATTACATTTATATGCAGCCTTTGGCTCAGCAAAGTGAAGCTGATCGTGCAGCTCGGCAAGGTCCTCCTTTCCAAGTTGCGGCGAAACTCGCTGGTGCAAACCAAACCGGCCAAGTGCTGATCACCATCAATCAATAAGGAGACTAGGCAATGACGTACTCATTTTTAGATATCAGTTGTTTGATGGGAGGACCTGGCATCGCTGTCAACCTCGCGGCGGGTGCCGGGGCAGCGGAAGAGGGCATCACCATCGAGCCATCGACCGATAAGAACGTAATGACCATTGGTGCAGATGGCACAGGTCAACACTCTCTTGTGGCTGATGATTCTTGTAAAATAACGATCCGACTTCTCAAGACTTCGCCTGTCAATGCTCAGCTCATGGCCGCATACGACGCGCAAAGCTTGTCTTCAGCACTGTGGGGCATCAATACCTTCACCTGTACTGATACGGCTCGCGGAGATTTCACCGTGATTCAACAGGCGGCATTTAAAAAGCGCCCTACCCTCACCTACGCCAAAGAAGGCGGGATGATGGAATGGGAGTTTGACGGCATCCAAGTCAATTCGATTTTGGGTGGTGGGATTTAATGAAAGTTTTCCGGGCTAGTCGATTTGAACGACAAGGAGACTAGCCCGGAATTTTATGAAAGGAACGAACGAAAATGAGCGAAAGAGATTTCAGTGCAGGTGGACACGAATTTAAGCTTAACAAGATAGATCCGTTTAAGCAGTTTCACATCGTGAGACGGCTCGGCCCTATTCTTGGTGACATTATTCCTGTTGCTCAAAAAATCAAAGGTGTCTTGTCGGACACTGAACAAACCGAAGAACAAAAATTTGAGATGATCGCCATGATCGCTCATCCTATTCTGAACGGGCTTTCAAAGCTTTCTGACGTGGACTCAGACAAAGTTCTTATGGGGCTTTTGTCCGCTGTGGAAATAAAACAAGCTCCGGCTGGGAATTGGGCTCGCATCGTGCGCGATGACTCTTTAATGATTCAAACTCTTGATCTTCCGGTGTTGCTTCAAGCGGCAGGAAGGGCCTTTGCGTATAACCTCTCAGGTTTTTTCGCTATAGCCCCCCAGACTTCCCACGGCGGGAAGTAAACACCAAGAGGCCCGTGCTTTGGGTGGGCATGACAGACGGCGAAGAGTGGGTGATGAGGCCAGTGTTGAGAGGGATGTGCAAGTACGAAAGTCTGATTAAGTGTGAGCTGGATTTGGAAGATATCGCAAGAATGAACGCGGCGATTGATGTTGAAATGGAAAACGACTTTAGAAGGCAAAAGGCAGACGAAACATGACTGGTGAAGTGATCAAATCATTTTTAGTTGGGCTCGGTTTCGATGTAGACGAGAAGTCTCTTGCCAAGTTCAACAAGTCCATCGCTTCAGCGAGCATCAAGGTGCTTGCTCTTTATGGTTCGATCCAAGCCGCATCAGCTGGGATTTTTGCGGCTATTTCTGGCATCTCCCAAGGGTTTGAAGACATGGGCTATCAGTTGAGACTCGTTGCACCCGCCATGAATAGGTGGCTTGTGCTTAGGCAAGCGATGCTCACGGCTTACGCAAAAGCAGGGGTGAATCTTACTAAAGTTGTTCAGCAATCGATTCTCTTCAATTATTCTCTTGCAAAAACAAAGTTTGCTTTAGAGGCAGTTTACAAGTCTGTTGCTGCAAAATTCTTTCCTA